AGCGTAGTACGCGGGAGGGTGGTCAGTCATGCACAGCGGGGGGTCCGGTGCCGGTGGGTTCCCCGCTCCGCCGTTTACGCCTTGCCCCCCGTGCAAACGCTGATCTGTGTACACGCGCCCGCGTGGCCTGCGCCTTGCGCCTTGCGCCGTGCTGCTCACGCATCGTCGGTGCCTGTCCGTTTACGCGTCGTCAGCCCCACTAGCTTGAGGTGGCCGCTCAATGCGGCCTTGAGTTCAGCGGCGGTGAGAGGACGCTCGGTGCTCTGCTGCTGGTCTCGCCACATGCCTGCGCTGCGACCCAGGAGTTCCAGGGCCTTCAATCGGCTGCCCTCTTGATTGGCTTGTTTACTTAGTGCAACCAACTGCCGCATCACGTAGCGCCGTGTCGCTGCTGTGTCATCCGCCAGGGCCTCTTGTGTCTCTTCCCATGCCTCTTGGATAAGCCTGCTGATCCGTTCATCCTTCATCAGCCTCGCTGCTGACGCTGAGATGCTCTGGTCACTCGCTTGTGCTCCAGGGTAGGCGGCCCGGTAGCTCTGGCGCAGTGACTTGCCCTCGATCACCCCTCTACAGAAGGCCTGCTGCTGCAGCGTGAGAGGTCTCTCTCTCTTCCATCCTTCTGCCCCTATGACCTTTCCATCTCCTCGGGTCTTTGGTGCTTCTGCTGCCTGGGCCATCCGTTCCGCTTCGCTCAAGTCTTCCGGGCCTTCAAGTGTGTAAACGTCCTCGCTCTGGTCCTCATCCTGGCCCGCCTCATCAAGCGCCCTCAGGTAGTCCTCGCTCGTTGTCTTATTCATGGTCTCTTGTCCCCCAGCCTTACGCCGGACTCGCATCATCGCCACCGATGCCCTCGGCATCCATTGTTCGCAATGTTATCCACAGGTTATCCTTTTTGCAAGAAGTTATCCACAGCCTGTGGATAAGCCTTTGTTTCTGCTTAAAAATGAGGCATTACCTATGGAGCAACTGTGGATAACTTGTGTGCAACTCGATTTAAGCCGTTTTTTTCTAGCACCCTATACGTAGGCCTTAGGCACCCAAAAAAAATGGCTAAAACCCGGTTATCCACAGGTTATGCACAGCAGTCTTATATAAGACCGAGGGTTTGACCCTATTGCTAGCCTGATGCAACACAGATACCCGCATCACGCGCGCATCACGGGTGCGCACCTTGTGGTCTAGAGCCCCTTCCGCCCGCCCCTTGTGGTGCTGGTACTTGCACCCGTTGAAACGCTAGTGTTAGACTCGGGGCTCCCCGTAGGGGACGACGGGCAACGGTGCCCGGACGCATAGGAGAAGCAGCATGACACACCCTACCCGCGAGGACTGGCTTACCGCCGCCATCGCATCCCTTCGCCCGGTGTTCACTGGGCATGGTCTCAGCCTGCCTGCCCGCATCCGGGCAACCTGCGGGCTGCCCTCCACCTTCAGCCGCAGCGGCACCCTCGCCGAGTGCTGGGCCGATACCGACTCGGCAGACCAGACCCATGAGGTCATGGTCTCGCCCACATTGGCCGACCCGGCGCAAGTCCTGGCGCAACTGGTAGGTGCACTGGCGCATGCTGCGCCCGGTGCCATGTCCCACACATCAGGGGCTTACATCGAAGCAGCCGCCAACCTGGGACTGTGCCCCGTGGGTGACAACTGGCGCATGGTGGCCGGTGCTGAAGACTTCGCCCAGGTCTACGCATCCACCCTGGCTGCGCTTGGCCCCTACCCTCATGCAGCGCTGAATGTCGGGGTCAAGAAGACGCAGAGCACCCGCATGCTCAAGGCCACCTGTCCGACCTGCGGTTACACGGTGCGCCTGTCCGCCAAGTGGGCAGCGCTGGGCCTGCCGACCTGCCCCACCGATGGCGACACCTTCGCCTTGGAATCGCAACTGTCCGCCGCCGAGGAGGTTTAACCCATGAGCGCAACACTTAACACCTTGCTGGGCATGCCCATGGGGCATATCGCCAATGCTTACACCCGCCTCGGGCTGGCCCCCATCCCCTCAAAGGCGCAGATGGCCCGCACCGTGGCCACCGCAATCGACGCTGGCCGCATGACCCTGGCCGAGGTGAAGCAGTCCCAACCCATGAGTTACCCGACGACCATCAAGGCCGCAGGCAATCCCGCGCCCCCCGCCCAGGCACCGACCCCCGCAAACCCCGGCACGGTGCGCCTCGCCGCCCAGGTGGGCGCGGTAGAGCTTGAGGTGTCAGGACTCAAGGGGTCCATGTCCACCGTGGCGGCGGAAATCCAATCCCTGGATCAGCGCCTCGCCAACCTGGGACAACAGACCGCAGGCACCAATGCCCGCCTGGGGCAACTGGGGTCCGATGTCGCCTCGCTCCATGCCCGGGTGGAGAACGCATCCAATGCCGCCCAGGCCGAGGCCAAGTCGCTTCGCGCCCAGGTGCAGACCCTGGCCGACTCGGTGGGCACGATGCCAGTAGAGGAGATCAGAGCAGCAATGAGGCAGGCAGTCGCTGATGCCTGGGGCCCGGTCCGCGCCGCCGCAGAGGCCAACGGCACAGAGGCCGATGTCCGCGCCCAGGTTGCCGGTCCTGCTGGCCGCGCCAGTGCTCTGGACGTCTTCGGCATCGATGCCCGCGATGCTCGGGGCCGTCCGCTGATGTTCTCCACCTGGGCAGACACTGCGCCGCCCGTTGACGCCTGCCATATCTGGACCGAGCCCGTCTTGCGTATGCTGGCCCTGGCTGAGGCCACCGGGCGCAATGCTTGGCTTGCTGGCCCTGCCGGGGTCGGCAAAAGCCAGACAGTCCAGCAGTACGCAGCCCGCACTGGCCGTGCGTTTGAGCGGTTCCAGATGCACAAACTGGCCGGGGCGGATGACTTTTTGGGGGCCGTGGGCATCAAGGCCGGGGATACCGTCTTCCAACCTGGGCCGATCCTTCGCGCCTTCACAACACCGGGCGCGGTTTGCCTGATCGACGAACCCGCCACCGGATCGCCTGCGGTCATGGCAGTGCTAAATGGCCTGCTGGAACCCGGTCAACCCCGCATCTCCCACGGGGAGAAGGTTTACACGCGGGCGACGGGTAACCTGTTCTTCGGGGCTGACAACTCCAACGGGCAGGGCGACACCGGGGGCCGGTTTGCTGGCGTTCAAACGATGAACACCGCGACGATGGACCGGTTTAGCTTTGTGGTGCCCCTCACCTACTTGGACCCCTCCGACGAAGCTGCCGCCCTGGTGCTGCACACCGGCTGCACCCAAAGGATGGCCGACCATGTCATCCAGGCCTTCACCCTGGCCCGATCCAAGGTGGAGGCGGGCGACCTGATCGACCCGCCGACCTTCCGACAAGCTATCGCCTTCGCCCAGGCTTGCAGCGTTCTCCCGCCTTCCGAGGCCTGGAGAGTGACCATCGCAGCCCGTCAGCCGATGGAGTCGCAGGTCGCACTGGCCGCGATCTACTCCGCCGCTATCGACGAAACCATCATCACCCAGGAGGCCGCATGAAAATCGAAAACCTGATGTCCCGCCCCACCGTGCGCGGTTTCGAGGCCCGCGCTGGCCTGGAGTCCTTCGGGGCCATGCTCTGCAAGATGTGGGGCCTGCCCCCCATCAATATCACCTGGGGGCCGATATCGACCGCTTGCATTGACGCGCAGGGCAACGCGACCCTGGCAGACATCGCAGACGATGCCACCGTCACCCGCACCGAGGTTGCCCGGTATGCCGGGTTCCTGCTGCATGAACTGCTGCACAGGAGATACACGGACTTCAACGCCCGCGATGGCAGACCCTACGTTGACCGTTTACACAACGCAATTGAGGATGCCTGGATTGAATCCCGGTGCATCCGGGAAGGCTTGACCGGCAACGCACGGGGTCTGCTGCACCAACTGATCCGGGGCATGGTGGACGATGCCCCCGCCACGGTGGATTGGTCCGCTGTCGCGCAGTACCCGTTTTCCCTAGCGGTCTACCTGCGCCAGTACGGGGTGACCGTGCCCGTGCCCTCCTCGCTGATGCCCACCTACCGCGAGGCACTGCGCCGCCTGCCCGCCTGCACCAGCAGCAGTGACACCCTCGCCCTCGCGCAATGGGTCTTCTCGCAGATGCAACAGCAGCAACCCGAGCAGAGCAGCAAGCCCGAAGACCAGCAGCAGGGCGACCAACCCGGCAACGAGCAAGGCGACGGACAGGGCGACGGACAGGGAGACGGACAGGGCGACCAGACCGGCGACCAGCAGGGCGACGGGAAGAGCGACCAGCAAGGCCAGCAGCAAGGCCAGCAGCAGGGCCAGGACGGGGCCTCTGGCGACGGGGAAGGGGTAGACCAGGGCGACACCCCGGCAGACGCTGGCAAGGCCAGGAAGCCCCGCCCCAACAGCCACAGCATGGAGGTCGAGCCGCAGGGCCCTGCCCCCAAGGGTGACACGGGCGGCACCTTCACCGCCCAGGCAAACGAGGCGGGATGGCCCAAATCACAGCAGGCCCGCTCCCTTGATGTCGCGATCCCGGGTGGCCTCCGGTATCAAGTCCGCAGGCTTTTCGAAAACACCGCGCAAGACTGGGTCGAGCCGGGTTACCGCTCGGGCCGATTGAACCC